TAAGAAGGTCTAATGTTGGTGGAGCAGTCACGGAAACTGCAATTCCTCAAAGTGAGTGGAATATTGATTCATTAGATGGAACTGGACCTAGTGGTATTAATATATTTTTTGAAAGGTCTCAACTACTCTTTATTGATTATCAGTGGTTAGGTGTTGGTAGAATCAGAGTTGGTTTTGAGAACGGTGGAACTTTCCATACTGCTCACGAATTTACTCACACGGGAGATATTGAATATGTTTATTGGAGTCTTCCTTCACTTCCAATAAGATGTGAGGTTGGTAATTTTGGTTCAGCAGTTGGTATTGCATCTATGAATCAGATGTGTGCGACTGTAATGAGTGAAGGTGGATATGTTGAGACAGGTGTAGAATTCTCGGCAGATAATGGTTCTACTTTAATTGAAGGTTCTAATAATGCTCCTGCGGATTATAAGTGCGTTATGGCAATTCGTTTAAAGAATAGTTATAAAGGACTTCCAAATAGATCAGTTGTAAGAGTTACTGATTTAGAAATTTTAAGCACTTCTGCACCTTGTAAGTTTGAACTATGGAGAATTAATGAATCTTCTTCAATTACTGGTGGTTCTTGGGTGAGTGCGAATAACGATTCGGTTGTTGAATATAACACAACTCCAACATCAATATCATTTACAGGTGCTGATAAGAGAGCATCTGGATTTTTTGCAGCAAATAATCCATCAGGAAAACAAGCATCTGGAACTATTTCACTAGATCCAACAACTGCAAAAAGGTCTTATCTGTCGCAGAATATAGATAGTGATAATAGCAATGCTTATGTGGTTATGGTAAGAAACCTAACTACAAATGTAGATACTAATGTTTATGCAGCAATTCAGTGGAGAGAGACTAGGTAATTTTTATGTCTGATGTTTATTTGGGAAATCCTCTCCTGAAGAAGGCCAATACTCCAATTGAGTTTACTCAAGAACAGATTGAGGAGTTTATTAAATGTCAAGATGATCCTGTGTACTTTGCAAATAATTATGTAAAGATTGTTACTCTGGATCATGGTCTACAAACTTTTAAACCATATCATTTCCAGGAAAAATTAATTAAAAATTTCCACCAACACAGATTTAATATCTGTAAGATGCCCCGTCAGACAGGAAAATCAACCACTGTTGTATCTTTCCTTCTCCATTATGCAGTATTCAATGATAATGTAAATATAGGTATCCTTGCAAACAAAGCAGCAACTGCCAGAGAACTATTAGACAGATTGCAGACAGCATATGAAAACCTACCAAAGTGGATGCAACAGGGTATCATCTCCTGGAACAAGGGTTCCCTTGAACTTGAGAACGGAAGTAAAATCTTGGCTGCTTCTACTTCTGCTTCTGCGGTTCGTGGTATGTCATTCAACATCCTATTTTTGGACGAATTTGCGTTCGTTCCAAATCACATCGCAGATTCATTCTTTGCGTCAGTATATCCAACAATTACTTCAGGTAAAAACACAAAAGTAATTATTGTATCTACACCACATGGTATGAATCACTTCTACCGCATGTGGCATGATGCAGAGAAAGGAAAGAATGAATATGTCTATACTGATGTGCATTGGAGCGAAGTTCCTGGTAGAGATGAGGTATGGAAACAGCAGACGATTGCAAACACTTCAGAGCAACAATTTAAGGTTGAATTTGAGTGCGAGTTCTTAGGATCAGTTGATACCCTTATTGCACCATCTAAACTCAGAAACCTCGTCTATGACCATCCCAAGACCCGTAGTGCAGGTTTAGATGTATATGTGGATCCTATACAGAATCATGATTATCTGGTCACTGTAGACGTTGCTAGGGGTGTTGGAAATGATTACTCTGCTTTCACTGTTGTGGATATTACCGAGTTTCCACACAAGGTAGTTGCAAAGTATAGAAATAATGAAATTAAACCAATGCTTTTCCCAAGTATTATTAGTGAAGTTGGAAAAAGTTATAATGATGCCTATATTTTGTGTGAAGTAAATGATGTTGGTGATCAAGTAGCAAGTATTCTGCAGTATGATCTAGAGTATAAAAATCTTCTCATGTGTTCAATGAGAGGTCGTGCTGGTCAAATTGTTGGACAAGGTTTCTCTGGAAAGAAAACCCAACTTGGCGTTAAGATGTCAAAAACTGTTAAGAAAGTTGGGTGTCTTAATTTGAAGACAATGATTGAAGAAGACAAGTTATATTTAAATGATTATGAAATTATTTCTGAGCTAACAACTTTCATTCAAAAACATAATTCTTTTGAAGCAGAAGAAGGTTGTAATGACGATCTTGCAATGTGTTTAGTAATCTATGCATGGTTAGTGGCGCAGGATTATTTTAAGGAACTTACAGATCAAGATGTTAGAAAGAGACTGTATGAGGAACAAAAAAATCAAATTGAACAAGATATGTCACCTTTTGGATTTATATCAGATGGTTTAGATTCTAATAGTTTTGTTGATTCTAATGGAGATAGATGGTATACGGACGAATATGGAGATAGATCTTATATGTGGGAATATATGTGATGGATATAGATGGCCAAATAAAATTAGGACATTTACTCCTTAACGACAGAAAATGTAGAACTTGCGGTCAAGTTAAAAATTTAATAGAGAGTTTTTACAGAACTCATAAGGAAAGAGGTCCCGTAGCATCATCATATTCATATGAGTGTAAGGAATGTACCATTAAGAGAGTTATTGTGGGTAAAATGGTCACCAAAGTACTTGATAAATGGGAATATCCTGACTGGTAGGTAGTTCGCGTCATGTTTCCCCTATGAAAAATAACATTTTAATAAATATTTTTTAGATAAACTGAGATTTAACGGAGAAAAACATGGCGACTCCTCAATTATCTCCAGGTGTACTGGTCAGAGAAGTTGATTTAACGGTAGGAAGAGCTGAAAATGTCTTAGATAATATTGGAGCTATTGCAGGCCCATTTACTATTGGACCTGTCAACGAAGCAATAACTATTACAACAGAGCAAGAATTACTCGACACTTTCGGCAAACCAATCTCATCAGATCGTCAATATGAATATTGGATGAGTGCGTCATCATTTCTTTCATATGGCGGCATTCTTAAAGTAATCAGAGTTGATGATGATAATTTAAAAAATGCAAGAGTTGGTTATAATACTACTGCAACCGTAGACATCAAAAATTTCGATGACTACAATAATCAAGAAACTGGAAATTACCATTTTGCAGCTAAAACACCAGGAACTTGGGCAAATGGTCTTAAGGTTTGCATGATAGATGCAAAAGCAGACCAAATAATTGGAATTAATACAACTGATCCAGGATCCGCAGGTGCTGTGATTGGATATGGAGTTTCTGTATCGATTTCTAATGCTATTGTACCTGGTTTAGGATCTACTTCACTCTTTAGTGGATATTTAAAAGGAATTATCACAGGAGTAACAACAAGTACTGAGGGTAACTCTAGTATTGATGTAAAGGTGGTATCTAGAGTTTCTACTACAGGTACAGAAACTAAGATTGATTATCTAAATGGATCTCCAACATCTTCAATTGCAGTTGGTCAAAGTTTAACCTTTGTCAATAATTCGGGCATTTCAACAGGAACTGCTACTACAGCTCTTACGAGTTTGGATTGGTATGATCAACAAACACTAGGTCTCGAAAATTCATTATTATATTGGAAATCAATTGCTCCAAAGCCTGGAACAAATTTATATGCAGCATCTAGAAGTGCAAAAAATGACGAATTGCATATTGTAGTTGTCGATGACAGCGGATCCATAACTGGTATACAGGGAAATATTTTAGAAAAGCATCTTTCTTTATCCAAAGCTGCAGATTCAGTTTCTTCTATAAATTCTCCTCAGAGAAATTGGTACAGAAATTTCTTGGCAAATTTCTCAACAAATGTGTATGCAGGTTCTCAAGACTATACTACAAATGATTTGACAAACGGTGTTGTTCCTGTTGTAACTGGATTTACTACTTATTCGGGAGATCCAGCAACCTCTTACGCAGTACAAAGTATTGTTAATGGTGGATGGTCGAGAGAAGCACAGGGAACTACATATAATGCTGTAGGAAATGTAGCATTTAGTCTATCTGGTGGACAAGACTATACCGGCGGCGGAGCAAAAGCAACTTTGGGAGCTTTAGATACCGCATATACACTGTTTGAAAGTAAGAGTGAAATTGCAGTTGATTACTTAATCTGTGGTCCTGGATTAGATACAAAAGAAGAATCTCAGGCAAAAGCAAATAAGTTAATTGCACTTGCAGAAGGCAGAAAAGATTGTCTTGCGGTTATCTCTCCATATAGATCTGCAGTTATTGATGTTGTAAATAATGTAGCACAAACCAATAACATACTTGACTTCTTCTCCCCTATAACATCATCATCTTATGCAGTATTTGATACTGGTTACAAATTTACTTATGATAGATTTAATAATCTATTCCGTTATATACCATGTAATGCAGATATTGCAGGTTTGATGACAAGAACAAATATTGTCGCATTCCCTTGGGTATCTCCTGCAGGACAGCAAAGAGGAGTTTTGAATAATGCAATTAAACTTGCATATAATCCAAATCAATCCCAAAGAGATACTCTATATGGAAATAGAATCAATGCCATAGTAAATCAACCTGGTGCTGGAATTCTTCTCTTTGGAGATAAAACTGGATTATCATATTCATCAGCTTTTGATAGAATCAATGTTCGTAGATTGTTCTTGATTGTCGAGCAAGCACTAGAAAATGCTGCTCAAGCACAACTTTTTGAACTTAACACACAAGCAACACGAGCAAATTTTGTTAACATTGTTGAACCATATTTGAGAGATGTTCAGGCTAAGAATGGAGTTTATGACTTCTTAGTTGTTTGTGATCAGACAAACAACACTCCAGATGTAATTGATAATAATGAATTTAGGGCAGACATTTTCCTAAAACCAACAAGATCAATTAACTACGTCACACTTACATTTGTTGCTACTAGAACAGGCATTTCCTTTGAGGAAGTTGCAGGTAGAGTTTGATTATAAAAAAACATTAATCAAAAACGGAGGTTTAAAAAATGTCTACACTCAGAACAATTACTGGATTTAAAGAAAGACTTTCTGGTGGTGGCGCCAGACCAAATTTATTTGAGGTAGAAATTCCTAGTTTTCCTGCTTCAGTTTCTAGTGCTTGGAACACTGGAGCTGGACAAGAAGCAGAAACACTTAAATTTCTCTGCAAAGCAGCATCTCTTCCAGCATCCAATATTTCTCCAATTGATATTCCATTTAGAGGAAGAATCTTAAAGGTTGCAGGAGATAGAACTTTTGATGTTTGGTCAATAACAGTTATTAATGACGAAGATTTCAAACTCAGAACAGCATTTGAACGTTGGATGAATATTATTAATAAATTAGATAATGCAACTGGAGCAACAAATCCATCATCATATATGACGGATGCATATGTATATCAATTAGGAAGAGGAGCAGGTACTGCAAACTCTACTACAAATTCTGAGGATCTTAATGCTACAGGAATAATTCCATTGAGGTCTTACAAGTTTTATGATATTTTTCCAACCAATATTGGTGCTATTGACTTATCTTACGATAGTTCGGATTCTATTGAAGAGTATTCCGTAGAGTTCCAAGTTCAATATTGGTCAGTAGGAAAACAGTCGGATAATTCAAATGATTCGACCAATGCAATAATTGATTGATAAATAGTAAAAGATCAATTAGCAAAGTAATACATAATGTCAAGGTTATTTGGATTTTCTATTGAAAACTCTGAACCACTGTCTCCAGGTGCGGTCTCTCCAGTTCCTCAAAATAATGAGGACGGAGTAGATCATTACCTGAGCAGTGGTTTTTTTGGTTCCTATGTTGATATTGAAGGTGTATATAGAACTGAATTTGAATTAATTAAAAGATATAGGGAAATGTCACTTCATCCTGAAGTTGATAGTGCGATTGAAGATATTGTTAATGAAGCAATTGTATCAGATACTAATGATTCACCAATTCAAATTGATTTAGATAACCTAAATGCCAGTGATGGCATTAAAAAGAAGATAAGACAAGAATTTAAGTATATTTTAGATCTATTAGATTTTGATAAGAAGTCACACGAAATTTATAGAAATTGGTATATTGATGGAAGAATTTATTATCATAAAATAATTGATTTAAAAAATCCACATGAAGGAATTAAGGAATTGCGTTATATTGACGCAATGAAAATGCGTTATATTAGACAGAATAAGAAGAAAGATAATAAAAATTTACCAATTAACGTACAAAGATTTGGAAGTGATAATCCAATGGATTATGATTTTCCAGAAATTGAGGAATACTTCATTTATAATCCTAAAGGCGACCAACCAACTGGCAATGTCAATTCAACTGGTCCTGGCCAAGGAATTAAAATGGCAAAGGATTCTATAACTTATTGTACCTCAGGTTTAGTAGATAGAAATAAAGGAAATACTCTTTCATATCTACATAAAGCGATCAAGTCTCTCAATCAACTCCGCATGATTGAAGATTCCCTTGTTATCTACAGACTATCACGCGCACCTGAACGTAGAATTTTCTACATTGATGTTGGCAATCTTCCTAAGGTAAAGGCTGAACAATATCTCCGTGATGTTATGATGCGTTATCGTAACAAACTTGTGTATGATGCAAACACTGGAGAAATTCGTGATGATAAAAAGTATATGAGTATGCTTGAAGATTTTTGGCTTCCTCGCCGTGAAGGTGGTAGAGGAACTGAAATCTCAACTCTTCCTGGTGGACAAAATCTTGGAGAGATTACTGATATTGAATACTTTAAGAAAAAACTTTATCGTTCACTGAATGTTCCACCATCAAGAATGGATGGAGAAGGTGGATTTAATTTAGGTCGTTCATCGGAAATTCTAAGAGATGAATTAAAATTCACAAAGTTTGTCGGACGTTTAAGAAAAAGATTTTCCAATATGTTTAATGATATGTTGAGAACTCAACTGATTCTCAAAAATATCATTGCACCTGAAGATTGGGAACTAATGAGTGAGCATATTCAATATGATTTCTTATATGATAACCACTTCTCAGAATTAAAAGATTCTGAACTTCTAAATGAAAGGTTAAATATGGTTGCTACTGCAGAACCATATGTTGGAAAGTATTTTTCCCAAGATTATGTTAGAAGAAAGATACTGAGACAAACTGATGTCGAAATTATTGAGCAGGATGCATTAATTAAAAAAGAAATTGAAAATGGTATTATCCTAGATCCCAATGCTCCAGTTGATCCAGAAACGGGTATGCCTTTAGAAGCAGAAACATCCCAAATGGATCTCGGAAAACCAGTTATGGAACCAGATTTAGAATCCCAGTCAAAATCAATTCAAGCACCACAAATTCCTAAGGGTGGAGAAATATAAATACTATTGATTTTTGAAGGTTATTAAAAAT